TAGAGTAGAAACCGCCAACGGAATAAAAACATTATTAAACGGTTAAACCATGAGTTTAGATAAAAAAATTATTAAGGAGATTGAAAGACACAGAAAAATCAATCAGTATATATTAGAGCAAGTTGGAGCGGCCCCTGAAGAAGATGTGTTAGGAGCATTGGCGCCTGCACCAGGAGCAGAACCTGCTCCGACACCTGCAGAAGCAGTACCACCACCGGCACCTGAAGCAGGGGCAACTGAACCACAACCAATTGATGTTGAATCAGATCCTGACGTTGAGAAAATTGATGACGAAGGTGAATCACAAGAAGGAGGAGAATCAGGTTCTGAAGAATTAGATATTACTGAATTGGTAGATTCACAAAAAAATATCGAAACCAAACAAGAAGAATATTTCAACAACTTATTCAACCAACTTAATGATTTGCAATCTAAGTTAGGAGAGATGGATAGTATTATGGATAAACTTAATTCTCTTGAAACTAAACTTGAAAAGTATAGAGAAAAAACTCCACAAGAAAAGTTAGAGTTAAGAACCTATGACTCATATCCATTCAGTCAAAAACTTTCACAATTTTTTGATGATAAACAAGACGAAATGGAAAAGACAGGAAAAAATGATTATGTTTTAACTGCTGACGAGGTTACTGATATTAATGTAAATGATATAAAAAATTCGTTCCAACCTGGTGGAGGTTTAGATAATGAAGTCTATAAAACATCGTTCAGGTAATATCGAACAAACTACATAAAAGGTACCTCATGGTACCTTTTTTTTTGTTTGACTTTGTCATCTTTTTTCTTATTTTTGTATAAACAATTTATTAATTTAATCTATAAAAAACATGATGAGTTCATTAGACGCCGTATTGGCACAGTACGAAAAATCACAACAAGGGGGCGGGGCCCAATCGAAAATGTCGCAAGACGAAAGAATGAAAAAGTATTTCGCTTTAATCTTAGGAGACAAAGAGAAATCAGGACAGAGAAGAGTGAGAATTCTTCCAACTTCAGATGGTTCATCACCATTCAAAGAAGCATGGTACCACGAAATTCAAGTGGGTGGACAGTGGCAGAAATTCTACGATCCAGGAAAAAATGACAACGAACGTTCACCTTTGAATGAGGTTTACGAAGAATTGATGTCTACAGGTAAAGAGTCTGACAAATTATTGGCAGCTCAGTATCGTTCACGAAAATTCTATATTGTGAAAGTAATTGATAGAGACCACGAGGAAGATGGTCCAAAGTTTTGGAGATTCAAACACAACTTCAAGAATGATGGAATCCTTGACAAAATTATTCCTATTTGGAGAAACAAAGGAGACATTACTGACCCTGAAAAAGGACGTGACTTAGTCATTGAACTTGCTAAAGCAAAAACTCCAAAGGGTAAAGAATACACAACAGTTTCAACTATTATGTATGATGACCCAACACCCGTACATGAAGATAAACAACAAGCAAAGGCTTGGATGGAAGATGAGTTGACATGGTTGGATGTTTATTCTAAGAAACCTGTTGATTACCTTGAGGCAATTGCAAGAGGAGAAACTCCTAAGTGGGATTCGGATAAAGGTGGATACGTTTACGGAGACAGTTCAGTTGAAACCGAATCATTCGGTGGAGGTTCCAAAAAATCTACATATGTAGACCCACAATCTAACGACGAACCTGACGGAGACCTTCCGTTCTAATTAAATAAAATAACTCGGATACTATTATGGTGTCCGAGTTTCATTTCCCTAACCTTATGGCAATTAAGAAAAACGATTTCGAAAGTCTGAAGAAAAAATTTTCTACTTCAGCAAAGTATAAACCACAAAGATTTTTCGACTTAGGTCCTGATTTCTTGGATGCCGTTGGACTTCCTGGTCCAGCCATTGGACATCTTAACATGTTCTTGGGTCACTCCGATACGGGTAAAACTACGGCTTTGGTAAAGACTGCTGTTGACGCTCAGAATAAAGGTATCCTTCCTGTGTTTATTATTACTGAACAGAAATGGAGTTTCGAACACGCCAAATTGATGGGGTTCCAATGTGAAGAAGTTGTTGATGAAGAAACAGGTGAATTGGATTGGGATGGATTTTATATATTCAATAATAACTTTGAGTATATTGAACAAATAACTGACTACATTAATAGTTTGCTGGATGCTCAAGAAAAGGGTGAATTGGATTATAGTTTGTTGTTCCTATGGGATTCAGTTGGTTCAGTTCCTTGTAAAATGACTTATGAAGGAAAAGGTGGAAAGCAACATAATGCATCTACTTTAGCGGATAAAATTGGAATGGGTATTAACCAACGTATTTCAGGGTCTCGTAAAGCTGACTCAAAATATGAAAACACTTTGGTTATTGTTAATCAACCTTGGGTTGAACTTCCTGATAATCCATTTGGACAACCTAAAATTAAGGCTAAGGGTGGCGAAGCGATTTGGTTAAACTCATCTTTGGTATTTTTGTTTGGTAATCAAAAAGGTGCAGGAACAACTAAGATTACTGCGACCAAAGACAAAAGAACTATTAAGTTTGCGTCAAGAACAAAAGTTTCAGTAATGAAGAACCACATCAATGGATTGGGTTATGACGATGGAAAGATTATTGTTACACCACACGGATTCATTGGAGGTAAAGAGGCATCTGAAGAAAAAGTTTCGTTGGAGAAATACAAAAAAGAGTATGCTGACTATTGGAAAGATATTATCGGAACTGATGGTGATTTTACTCTGAAAGAAGAAAAAGAAGACTAGTTTATTATTTCACACTTAAATCACGAATTGTGATTAAAACGTTATTAGTGGACGGAGACAATCTGTTCAAGATAGGATTTCATGGAGTAAAGGAGTTGTATAATGGTGGAGACCACTTAGGTGGAATCTACCATTTTATAAACATCTTGAGAAAATTTTTAGAAGAACACAATCACGATAAGGTTGTGGTATTTTGGGATGGAAACTCTAACTCATCTATTCGTAAATCTATCTATCCCCAATACAAAGCGAATCGTCGTCAAGATATGAATGAGTTTAAGTACGAATCATATCTTCAACAGAAGTCTCGGGTCAAACAATACCTCGAAGAGATATTCGTGCGTCAAGTTGAAATGACTAACAACGAAGCGGATGACCTTATTGCTTACTATACCAAATTGTCTATCGATGAAGAAATCATAATTTTTTCTGCAGACAAAGACTTAACTCAACTTATATCAGAACGGGTAACCATCTATTCTCCGACCTCTAAACAGTATTACAGGTATGGAGACATGATTACTATCAATAAGGTCAACATACCCCACCAAAACGTCTTATTAACCAAAATTCTAACAGGGGACAAGTCTGATAACATAGATGGTATAGAAATGTTGGGGGAAAAGACTTTGGTTAAGTTGTTTCCTGAATTGTTAGAGAAATCATGTACTATCGAAGAAATCTTGGATAAGGCACGAAACATCGAGCAAAAGAAAAAACCAAAGGCGTTAGAGAACATTTTGATTGGTAAAACTAAAAGCGGTATATTTGGCCAAGACTTCTTTGAAATAAACAAAAAAATTGTTGATTTACATAATCCTTTGATTACTGAAGAAGGAAAAGAATTAGTAGAACAAATTCATACAGACACAATAGACCCCACAGACCGTGGATACAAAAACTTGATGAGAATGATGATGGAGGACGGACTCTTCAAGTACCTACCCAAGAACGATGAGGCTTGGGTAAATTTCCTCCGACCATTTATGAAACTTACACGAAAAGAAAAAAGAAATACAAACAAAATTTAATCTATTCTATGAAAGAACAAGACAGCACAAAAATGGAATTTCTTCTAACACTCAATGACAACATTGTGGTTCAAAGATTTTTCAATGTAAGGGGATATAACCCTAACGCAAAAAATTCAATCGAGTTCATTGACACGATCAATGCAATCAAATATGAACTTGAATATCACTTGAAAATGAAAACCGTTATCTATATGACGGATAATAGTGAGGCGATCATGCATGACGCAACTATTATGGATACTTCATACACTGATGGGCCTGAAATTTTCAATATGTATGTAAAAAATGGTGACGTGACACTTTGTCATACAATTTTTGATGGAAAATTTTTTCCACCTAAAGTTCGTTACACCGTTGACGTGAGACCATTCTTGAAAGATATTCTCCGTGATTTAACTGACATTTTTTCATCCCAAAGATTAAATTTTCAATATTTGGATTTTGATCTGAATAAGTGAGTATTTAATATTACTAAGGGAGATAGGAACATATATGAATAAAAA